CCTTGGTGGGCATGAGAGAAGCATTAGTATCTTGGGCTACACCCAGAGAACGCGACAGTAATTTCACGGTGCGTATGTCCAACGTAGGTAAACCTGCTCGTCAGTTGTGGTATGAGAAGCGTGATCCGCAGGGTCGTGGCGGTATTGATGGGGCTACGCAGATCAAGTTCCTGTACGGTCACTTGCTTGAAGAGATTGTGTTGATGCTTGTACGCATGGCAGGACACAAAGTAACAGACGAGCAGAAAGAAGTTGTAGTTGATGGTATCGTAGGACACATGGACTGCAAGATTAACGGCGAAGTAGTAGACGTTAAGACAGCCTCACGCTTTGCGTTCAACAAGTTCAGGGACGGGCGCTTATCTCAAGACGATCCCTTCGGATACCTTGGTCAGCTTGCAGGGTACGAGGCCGCAGAGGGTACAGAGAACGGTGGCTTCTTAGTGTTGAACAAAGAGAGCGGTGAGTTGTGCATGTATGTACCTGATGATCTTGATAAGCCTAACATTAAAGCCTCTATCAGTAAGCTTTTACCCGCGCTAGAGCTTGACACGCCGCCCGAACTGTGCTATAATCCCATCCCTGATGGCAAGAAAGGTAACATGAAACTTGCTAAGGGTTGTAACTGGTGTAAGTATAAGCACGACTGCTACAAAGACTCCAACGATGGTCAAGGTTTACGAACTTTTAAATACTCAAATGGATTTACTTATTTAACAGAGGTTGTAGTTGAACCCAAAGTAGAGGAGCTACTATGAACGGAAGGAAAGCTAAGCGAATTAGAAAACATTCAGGAGTTATAATAGTCAACTGGCTACGAACTTTACTTAGCGAAGAGGAAGGACAGAAGATAACTACTGAGAACTATACAGACTTCATGCCTACTCAGACTCACTTCATGGCGCAAAGAACCATGCACCTTAATGCATACCATCCTAAGTGGATAGTTAATAAGATCAATCAACTGCTTGCTATCTTCCCTGATCGTTATATAGAAGAGATTACTTTGGAGGACATTCAATGGAAGACATCCCGATGAACATAGAGCAGATGATCATAGCTACAGGCAGTTACCTTTACAACGCAGGTAACTCAGGCAACTCTATTATAGATATAGACGATGAGTTCCTTAGTGATCTTCGGCTGTTAATAGATGCAGAGCTAGAGCGCAGAGAGGCAACCACACATTGAACAAGATAAAGAAAGGATACAGGAAACCACGAGTCAAGCGTCCAGTAGAGAAGGATCTTGTTAAGGGCTATGACTCCAACTGGGAGTACGAGTTACACAGCGGCATCTTAGACAACTGGAGTTTTCACACTGACAAAGTTCCTTATACCGTTTCGCATAACTACCACCCTGATTTTTTACGGGTGATTGAAGGCAAGAAGATTTTGCTTGAAGCTAAAGGTAGGTTCTGGGACTACGCTGAGTTCAGTAAGTACATATGGATCAGTAAGACATTGCCTGAAGACACTGAGTTAGTGTTTCTTTTTGCTAACCCCAGTGCGCCAATGCCTCAAGCCAAACGTAGAAAGGACGGCACTAAAAGAAGCCACGGAGAGTGGGCAAGTGCTAACAACTTCAGATGGTTTAGCGAGGACAGTATCCCTGACAGTTGGATTAACCCAAAGAAGAGGGAGAGTTTTGACTGACATCAGCCGCAAAGACGAGAGGCGCGATAGGTTTTTAAGAAAGAAGAAGTTCAAGAAGATAACAACAGCTTCTAAATTAAAAGAAACTAAGCGTAAACAACCACCCATTGACTTATATAACGAGACAGAACATGAGCAGACTTAATGATGCAACACCAGAGGATTGGGATCGACTACGCAAGGCACACCCTGCTATAGAAAGGGCAAATTCCAAAGCGGCCGCTATCTTCAACAAATGGATTGACCCCGCAATGGAAGAGGCACATGATATGTTAATAGAAGAAGGTTGTACTCTTGACCTTGAATGGGAAGAGGATGTAGTTAATAAGCCTTCGCACTACAACACTGGCAATATAGAATGCATCGAAGCCATTGAAGAGTCTATGTCTTCAGTAGCTTTCAAGGGCTATCTCAAGGGCAACTGTTTGAAGTACCTTTGGCGTTATGATTACAAAGGGAAACAGGTAGAGGACTTGAACAAAGCCACATGGTATTTAAATAAACTAACATTAGTCGTCACTGAGGAGAACACTTAATGGATCAGTATCAACAATTTATACACAAGTCACGCTACGCACGATGGATTCCAGAGCATAGCCGTAGAGAAGAATGGCACGAGACAGTCAACAGATATGTAGATTTCTGGAAAGACCGTGAACAGATAAATGAAAAAGAAGCCTTAAAGTTATTTAATGCAATACACAACCTTGAAGTTATGCCTAGCATGAGATGCATGATGACAGCAGGTAAGGCACTAGATAAAGATAACGTAGCAGGATTTAACTGTAGCTACCTGCATATAGATTCACCGCGATCCTTTGATGAGTTGATGTACGTTCTCATGTGCGGTACAGGTGTAGGGTTCAGCGTTGAGCGAAACTTCATTAACAAACTACCAGAGATTGCTGAGAGCTTCCATCAAACTGATAGTCTTATAGTAGTATCTGACAGCAAGATTGGTTGGGCTTCTGCATTCCGTGAGTTGATTGCTATGCTATATGCAGGTAAGATACCGCAGTGGGATGTGAGCAGGGTGAGAGGCTCAGGAGAGAGGCTTAAAACCTTTGGTGGTCGTGCATCAGGGCCAGAGCCGTTGGTTGATTTGTTTAATTTCTGCGTAGAGGTTTTTCAGAAAGCTAAAGGGCGTAAGCTGACAAGCATTGAGTGCCATGATGTGTGCTGTAAGATAGCTGACATCGTAGTTGTTGGTGGTGTTAGGCGTTCAGCATTAATAAGTTTATCTAATTTATCTGATCAGCGTATGTCTAAAGCTAAGTCGGGAGATTGGTGGAGGAACGAGGGTCATAGACGCTTAGCCAATAACAGCGTAGCGTACACTGAGAAGCCTGACTTTGAGTCCTTCCTATCTGAGATGCAGACCATGTACGAGAGCAAGGCAGGGGAACGAGGGATCTTCAGTCGTGTCGCGGCACAGAAGATTGCAGGTCGCAATGGTCGTAGAGATGCTGACCATGAGTTCGGCACAAATCCTTGCAGTGAGATAATTTTACGCAGTAACCAGTTTTGCAATTTATCGGAGGTAGTAGTACGAGCAGACGATACACTAGCCACACTCAAGAAGAAGGTTGAGACTGCCGCTATCATTGGCACTCTTCAAGCTACGCTTACAGACTTCCGATACTTACGAAACCTTTGGAAGCGCAACACCGAAGAAGAAGCACTGTTAGGTTTAAGCCTGACAGGTATCATGGATCACCCTGTTATTGGAGTGTCATCAGATAAAACAGCACAGTGGCTAGAGGAGTTAAAACTTGTTGCTATTAAAACAAATAAGAAGTGGGCTGAGAAACTTGGTATCACTCAGTCTGTGGCTATTACATGTGTTAAGCCAAGCGGTACTGTATCTCAGCTTGTTGATTCTGCCTCTGGCATTCACCCTCGTTTCTCTAAGCACTACATTAGAAGGGTTCGTTCAGACGCTAAAGACCCGTTGGCTCAGTTCATGTCAACCGCAGGATTCCCAGTAGAGCAAGACACAATGAGTCCTGCATCTCTGGTGTATAGTTTCCCTGTTAAGTCTCCTAAGACTAGTACAACAGTTAAACAAGTTGGAGCAATGCAACAGTTGGCTCTCTGGAAAACATACCAGAACAGTTGGTGTGAACACAAACCAAGCATCACGGTGTACTACACTGACGATGAGTTCCTGCAAGTAGCGCAGTGGATATGGGATAACTTTGATATCTGTAGCGGCATTAGCTTACTGCCTGTCAGTGATCATGTGTATCAGCAAGCACCCTATGAAGATATCAGTGCTGAGAAGTACAAAGAGTTAGTAGCAGAGATGCCCAAGGATGTTGATTGGAGTGATCTAGAACAGTATGAAATGGAGGACAACACTACAGGCTCACAGGAGTTAGCTTGTGTAGGTGGTGCATGTGAAATTGTTTAAGAAGACAGAGGCTAACATCTTAGGGTTTAAGATACTGGTGAATGATCGGGGACATGTCGTTACAGAGATGAGCGGCATCCCCGAAAAGGATCTTCACTTAGCCTTTAAAGATGATGAATTGTTAATTATAAGAAACATTGTACATCTTACGAAACCAAAACTAGAGGCGTTACATAAGTTCTTGGAGGATGAACTCAACGCCCTAAATCATATGACCTCTTAATGCAGTAAGATATTAGCCATTATACAAAAGCAACAAATTAAATTAATAGTGACTAGCGTTGTCCGTATAACAGCCACGGCATTAGCTTCGGAATCTGTGTCTCCCACTTTCTCGCCTAGGCTCAAAGCCCACAGTTTCCAAAACTTTTTCATTACTCACCATTAACATTTACTTTTTAGACTTAGCACCCGAACACTTCCAACGCTTTCGCGACAAGTTGTTCGGAGTGTTTGGGTCGTTTTGTTTTTTCTTAGGAAGACCCTTCTTTATACCCAGACTTCTCGCGCAGTAGCTATCGCCTTTACTTGTTCCGGGTTTTACTCTAGGCCCACCGCCCTTTGCCTTTCCTGCTTGACCATAACTAACCTTCTTACCACTAGCTGTAACCTTTACTTTTGCTTTACCTTTTCTGGGAGTAGCCATTAGTAATTCCTCTCTCTTATTTAATTATCTTCCTTGCTTTGCTCTAACGTCACGCACTGCTGTTTTGATTGCATCTTCAGCAAGTACAGAGCAGTGTATCTTAACTGGAGGAAGCGCCAATTCTTCGGCGATATGCGTGTTCTCTATCTTTTCAGCTTCATCTAAATGCTTACCTTTAACCCATTCAGTTAAAAGCGAACTCGATGCAATGGCTGAACCACAGCCGTAAGTCTTAAACTTTGCATCTTCAATAATACCTTCATCATTAACACGGATTTGTAAGCGCATTACATCGCCGCAAGCGGGAGCGCCTACCATTCCAGTGCCTACATTTTTAGATGACTCATCTAGTTGGCCCACATTCCTTGGGTTTTCATAATGATCTATAACTTTTTCACTGTACGCCACAATAATGACTCCTAGTTAAGAGTGTATACTTTTAACTTCTGTGCTTTACCTTTAGCCTCAATGGGCGATAGTGGCTTTAGTTTTATATTAGAACCTTTCCTAGTGCTAAACCCTATCAACACATCTACACCTGCCGCCTTAGTGCCTGACTCTAAACGCGCCGCAATGTTAACTGCGTCACCGATAGCGGTGTAATCGAACCTCTGCTCTGATCCCATGTTGCCGATGATAGCCTCGCCGCTATTGATACCTATTCCTATTTTAATTGGGGGCAATCCTTTAGCCGCAAACTCTACGTTTAACTCTTCCATGTTTATTGCTATTTGTT